AGCGCGACGGACAGGGTGGTTACGACGGGGGTGGCCGCCGCGAGGGCGATGCCTGCGACGGTCTGGTCTGCGATGCGGAAGGGCATTTGTCTCTCCTATCGGTGGACGGGTATAACCTACCTACCGACTATTCTGGAGAGTCCACAAGAGCGCGGGTTACGATGGAGAGAGTCCCCGCACCGACCAGCCCCTCGAAGGAGAAAGAGTCACCCGAGCCGGGAGAGAGGTACCCCAGGCCGATGTCGCTATCGGCCCACACGTTGGACGTGCCCGGCAGGGCGAGGTCGAAAGGGGAGCCCCCGTTCGTCGTCACGAGGCGGATCTTGCCCGCGAGCGTGCCGCTGGTCTTGTAACGGACCCGGAAGGCCACCCGACAGAAGCCGTTGGCGTTGCGAGGGAAGCAGTACCAAGTACGAGCTACCCCCGCGGATACTTCATCGCCCGAGAAGGCGGTGTAGGCCGCGGAGGTAGTCGTCAGTGGGGTGGTCGTGGGGAGGGAGAGGTGATGGTAAGTGCCGATCACGTTCTCATACGCCCACTCGTCCGTCTGGAGGAGGCGCTGGACCCCCGAGGTGGTGGACTTGATAGGCCCTCTGGGGAGGTACGCCTCCGTCCCTTGTCCGAAGGGGGTAGTGAGGTCAACGGCGTACCGCGGGATCTCCTGGACGGAGAGGTTGGCGACACGGATGGTAGACCCGCAGGAGATGGAGAAGTCCAGGCGCCAAACCTCCCCGATCGTCAAGCCCGCGGTGACGAGGTCGTCCACCGAGAGGTACCAGACGATTTCCCGGAAGGTGCCGGGCTCCCAGCGGCGCCCCGAGCCGTTTCCAAGGAGCTTGTACGTCTCCGTGGTGTCCAGCCCAGCGGCGATGGTTGACGAGGCTGAGGTCACCACGTTGGCAGACTGGTCCTCGATGGAGAGATCGAAATTCACCCCATCCGCGAGGGTGTAGGTAGCCCGCTTGACCACCGTGGCCGTGATCCGCAGGTACTTCACCCCGTCACGGGACCAGTAGTAGAGGGAGTGGTCGCCCCCGTCCGTCTCGTAGATGGAGGCCCGCTGGCCGAGGAAGTCCCCCGCCGCGGAGTTGGTGAGGGCGGCCAAGACGGCGCCGTGACTCGCCCTACAGGTCAGGCGGGTAGCAAGACCGCGGGGCTCGAAGTAGGGCGTGCTCATACGTTCTCCAAGTAGGCCGAGATGGAGTGAACGGAACCCTTGTTGGCGCCGCTATCGCTGGAGGAGTAGAGGCCAACCCAGAAGTAGAACTCCAAGTTCTGCCCCTGCTCATCCCCCACGACCAAAGGGTTTCCAGTCATCGGTGCTACGGGCCCCGGCTGCGTCAACCCCGAGAGGTCGATCTCAACGTCAACGGCGACGGGGCTCGTAGAGTTAGTCGTGGCCGAACCCGACCAAGCCCCCATCCCCGGGTAGCCCGCCTCGGAGGACGCGGTGACGAGCATCGTGACGTTCTCGCCCGTAGGGGCCTGGAGTAGCGCCTTGACGACGAGCTTCGGGGCGTTGCCCGTCTCCCCGTACGGCTGGAAGAGGTGACGCCCCCCGAACCAAGAGATCCACCCGTTCGTCACCTCGGCGTCCCAGGGAAAGGAGGAGACGACTCCAGCCGTAGGAAGGTCTTTCCACACCAGTCCCCCGGGCCTCTCGTTGAGGCTTCGGAGGGAGTTGACGCGGCTCAACTGCGTCGCGTTGCTGGAGAGGATCTGGGCTACCCCGTCGAGCGGTAGGTCCGCGGCGAAGAGGTCGTCGGCCCCCGTAGCGGAGGGGAGCTTGATGTAGGTGCCTACCGTAGTGCTCAAGGGGCCCACCTATCCGGGGGGTCCGCCGCCGTGCCAAGCGAGGGAGTCGCATCGGCAAGGTAGGCGTACCCGTACTGGGTTGCTACCGAGGTGTCATAGCCAGAGAAACGAATCATCACCCCGTACCTACTCGCAGCCGCCGCGGCCATCGAGGCAGAAGGGTTGCCGTTCAGGGTGATCGTGGTGTCCGTGAGGCTCACGATCGTGAAGGGCTCCCTCGCGATGGGGGTACGGGTGTTGATCTGGCAAAGGTCAACCTTGTCCCCAACCGCGAAGCCGTCAGTAGGGCGCGTGATCGGGTTGCCCTGGGGGTCGGTCGCCTGGGCGAAGCAGCCCGCCCCGAAGCCGCTCGTCGTGTCGAGGGTGATCGTGGGGGAAGCCGCTGAGGCGCCGCCAGGGTCGATGAGGCCGCTGGGGGCGTAGCCCGAGTAGTCATCCGTGGGGAGCCGAAGCTCGGCCATCGCCCGAAGGCGCCCGCCGAAGTTCTGGCGCCGCATCGACACCACTTGGCACAAGGCCGAGGTAAGCCCCCTCGTCCCGTTCCAGTTGGGGATGCGGCTGTGAGTCAGCGTCACAAGGTCGCCCGCCTGGAGCGCCAAGAACTCCTCCGTGAGGGGGAGCCTGACGTGCCGCGCCGGGGCGCCAAGGGGGCCAAGGACGCGCTGCCCCGCCTCGATCAACCCATTGGTCAGGTCGGTCAGGGACGTGCCCAGCGGCACCGACAGGAGGGCGCGACACTCGATCGTCTCCCCCTCCCCGAACTCCGCGAGATAGGTGCTGTCCACGAAGCGGTACGAGCCCTCGTTGGGCAGGAGGAAGTCGATCCCCGTGGCGAGGGGCTGGATCTGGTCGATCACCTCCCACTCAGCCTCCTCCCCGCCGCTCTCCAAGAGCACATCCTCCTCGGTGATCGCGGCGACGGTGTTCTCGGTGCCCGCAAACTCCCCGTAGCGGATGCCGGTGATGCGCCCGTAGCGGGTCGCCATGACCATCCCCAGGAGGCGGAACTCGTCCGCGAGGGTGTTGAGGATCGTCTCGTCCCCCGCCCCGAACAGGTACTCGCGGGCCGTAGGCACCCCGGTGAGGGGGATCTGGAGGGTCTGTCGGAGGATGTGGTCCCAGTCAACGCTATCGCCCTGGAAGGACGCGCCCTCCAGGGCCGTCGAAGCGGAGATGGCGGCGCGGATGGCGCCCCAGGGCGTCTCGCCCCTTGCCACGATGCCTACCGAGGCCACCGTCGGCTTGGTACACATGGGCTTCCGGGGCGTCGCGTCGTACACCTCGAAGCGGGGGTTGGACCGACGGCGCCGAGGCCGCAGGGTGAGCGTCTGGGCGCCCGCGTCCCGCTCCCACACCTCTACGAACAGGGCCTCCTCCTCGTCCGTGTCGGCCACGAGGGCGATGCGGGCTGTGCCGGGGGTGGGAGTGAACACCGTGTAGGTGAGAGTCGAGGGCACGTTGGCGAAGTCCACGGGGTCGGGGACCTTCAACTTGCCAGTGAGCCAGATGAAGGCTTCGGGGGCGGGGCCGCCCGAGGACCAGTTGACCTCGCCCTCGGCGTCCAACTGCTGGCGGGAGTTGGTAGACCAGTCAGCGTTGACGACCATCGCAAGGCTGTTGCCGCCGCCCACTGCCCCGCGGATCACGAGGGGGTTGCGACCCGTGGCCGTGATGCCGGTCGTGGCCGTAGCGGCTACCCGCTTCCACGCCTCGAAGAAGGCATCCCAAGTAGGGTGCCAACCGTTCTGGTTGTCGTTGTCGTTGGCGTCCGTCAGGAACACCTCGTCGACAACCCCGGTGAAGGTGTTGCGGGTACGGGCGTAGAGGGCCGTCCCGAAGGTGTTGTCCCCGGCGTAGAAGTGGTTGACGCCGTAGAGGTTCACCTTGCGGTTGCCAAACCGCTGGGTCGCGGACACCGTGACCGGGTCGATGGGCACGGACCAACGGAGGCCGCGCCGGGTGAGTTGTACCCCAGGGCCGATGACCCCGAAGAGGATCGGGGTGGGGTTGGTCAGGGTCGTGCCGTCCGCAGACAGCTCCGCGATCCACACCGAGGTGCGGCGCCCTTGGATGAAGCGCGGGCCCGCGAAGGAGAGGACCGGAGGGCGGAGGGGGTTGACCGTGTGGGCCGAAGCCTGGGAGCCGTACTTGCCCCGCCCACTGATGTTGACGTCAAGGTCCGACCCGGTGACGGAGTCGTACATGATCGTCTCCCGACCCACGAAGGCGAGGCCGGAGGAGGGCACAGCCGTCGCGTCCGCCAAGGGGATGGAAAGGCCCGTCGCGGACACGTCCGCCGCGAGGGTGTTCGTGACCCGGGCGCTACGGGAGGAGAAGTCCGCCGTGGCGAGGCCGTCCTCATCGTGAACCTCGAAGTGGAGGGCCTCGATCTTCACCTCTCCCTTGAGAGGATCAACCTCCTCAAACACCTCCCAGACCGCCTCGGCGTCCAAAAGGTCTCGCACGGGGTCGAAGGTGACAGGGCCCGGAAGGGTCTGGGTAAGGGTGCCCGTGCCGGGCCACCAAGCGGCGTCAACCGTCGTGCCCGGGGAGGTAGCCGCCGTCGTGGGGCGGACACCCGAGGGGGTGTAGATGCGGGGGACGCCAGCGATGAGAACGACCGGGACGAGCCGGGCGCCCTTACCAAGTTGATACGAGAGTCGCCCGGTGCTCATACTTGGTTGTCCAGTATAGGGCCGTTATGGCCCTATGGGGTGTCAGTTGGGTACGAAGCGGTGACGGCAATGTCCCCGCGCCGCCACCGCCGTGAAGCCGGGGGAGTAGAACCTCAGGATCTCGCCCGGTACTTGGGACTGCCGAAGGTCATCGAAACAAGTCCCTACCCGAAAGGTAGTGGGGCAGAGACCCTGGCGAGCCCGCCCCCCGTACCCGGAGGTACACTGGCGGGTCGCCCTCTCCAAAGGCAGGCTCGTCGCGTAGAAGTCGACGCAATAGCCCACGGCCTCGATGACACACGAGATCGAGGGGCCCTCGGGGGTGCCCGCCTCGGGGGGAGTCCCCGCTCCAGCCTCCCCCTCCTCGGTGTTGACGGGGGCGCCGCAAGCGGCGAGGGTGAGAGCGAACAGAACCGTGGTGAGGTACTTCATGGGAGTGTTACGCTAGAGAGTCCCTGAGGAGTTGCTTGTCGGGAGCGAGAAATCGAGATTGCACTCCTCCCAGGTAGGCCACTGGTCGTCGTACCTCTCGGGGGAGAGATTGAGGATCGCCTCGGGGCCCAGGTACCCCAGGTAGTAGCTATCCGACATCGACCCGCCCCTCAGTGCCTGGAAGTTGGTGAGGGCGAAGGCGACCACGGCGTTTCGGGCGAAGTGAGCGAAGTCGATGAGGGAAAAATCCCGCCGTGAGCTCAAGTCCCCGATGGCGCCGAGGGCCGTGATGGCGGGGCGCATCGGGGTTGTCCACACGCCCGTTGAGGTTCTGATCTCCTGACTCGCCGGTACCCACCGGGCCCTCACCGTGCGGAACCAGGAGGTATTCGTGGCGACGATGGAGACCACCTTGCCGCCCCCCGTCCGCTCCACCCCGCCCGCCACTACTGGCCTCCACGTACCGCCCGAGAGGGAAGCGAAGTAGGCCATGTGGGGCGGCTGCGTGTCCCCCACGATCGTCGAGACGCCCCCCGTTTTTTGGAGTCCCAGGTAGGTGTTGAGCGGACCAGCGGGAGTGTAGTCGAAGGTGCCCGAGTCGATGGTCATGGAGACACGCCCGTCTGAGCGCAACTCCAAGGACACCGTGCGCCCAGAGGCGGCGATGGAGGTGTTGATCTCCGACTCGACGTGAGCCAAGAACTCCGTGGCCCCGCCTGCGAGGGCGATACGGGTGTCGCTCTTGGAGGCAATCGTGAGGGGGTAGTTGAGGCCAGCGCCCGACGATGGGACGCGGAGGGTGCCGTCGAGGCCAGCGCCCGCCGAGGTCCAGTCAAAGGTTGCGGCCATCGCAGAAGTGATGTTCACGAGTGCCTCTCCAGCCGCATCGCTCCGGCCCTCTGATAGCGGTTCAACCGCATCCCCACCTGATCCTGGGTCGCGGCCCGCCCCTCGATGACCGGGGCGTAGTAGTTGGTGACGGTCACTTGGCCCATCGCGGCGGCGGAGGCGGTGTCGTCCGAGGAAGTGGGCCGCCGCGGCTCAGAACCGCCCCCTCCGGCGCTTGCCGTAGAGGGCTTGGTAGCGGCGGCGGCGGCGCCCGTCCCAGCCGCTACAAGGCCGTATAGACCCGCGGCGGCGAAGTGGGCTCCCGCCGCCGGAGGGTTGACGAAGAGGGAGGCGGTGCCCCTGGCGAGCTCCATGACCATCTCCTTGGAGGCGATCTCGGAGAGGGAGGTGAGGGTCGCGTTGACCATCGCCTGGGCCGCCTCCTCGAAGGTCTTCTCCCCCTGGAAGAAGGCCGAGGCGCTGGAGGTCATCGCACCCGTGAGAGCGTCGAAGCCAGCCGCCGCGGAACCCGAGGCGTTGACGGAGGTGTCCGCAAAGGCCCGGATGCCGTTGTCCATGCGCTGGAGTTGGGTCATCGTGAGCTCACGCTCACGCGCTTGAGCTTGGTTCTGTTGGGACTCCAGGGCTCGCTGCTGCCCCCGGATACCCGCAAGAGCCGCCTCCCGCTGCCCCACGTCCTCGATCTGGGAAGCAGCCTCTGCTTGCTGCCCCAGGAGAGTGATGAGGGTGCGGCGCATGGCCGTGTCCCTCTGGAGTTGCTGAAGCTGCTGCTCCCTGGTCTGGTAGATCCCCGCCGAGAGGGCGTTCTCCGTCTCCAGGGCCCGGTTGTACCCCTCCTGGAGGGAGGTAGTGGTCAGGGCAGCCTGGGCCCGGGAGGCGTCCAGAAGCTGGCGCCCGATCTCCAAGGACCGCTCCTTGGCAGCGTTGAGGCGCTCAGTAGCCTCCCGCTCAGACTGGGAAAGCTCCAAGGTGAGGTCGGCCACCCGCTGGAGGGCGGCGGCGCGGCGCTGGTCGAACTGGGCGATGTTCTCACTCGCCTGCCGACGGATGTTGTACTCCTCGGTAGCGAGGGCGATCTGGCGCCGGAGGTGGAAAGCCTGCTCCTCCCGCTGGCGCCGCTCCACCTCGAAGCGGGTCGCAGGGTCGCGGGCGTCAAGCTGCTCCTGGGCGCGGCGCTGATTCCTCATCGCCTCAGCGAGGGCGAGGGTAGCCGCCCGGCGATCCATGAGGGAGGCTACGTTGGAGGCGGCGGCGCGCTTGCTCGTGGGGGCATCTCGAAGGGCTTCCGCGTTGACCCGGGCCTCCTCACGGAGGGCCTCGGCAAGCTGCCCCGTGCGCCCCACAAGGGCCTGCACCGCCCGCTCCTCAGCGGCACGGGCTTCGGTGAGGGAGGTCTGGGCCGACCGCAGCCGGTTGCCCAGGTCCGTCTCCCTCTCAATGGCGTCGGACTGGTCCGCCGAGGCGCGGGACTGAGAGAGTTGGGCTCGAAGGTTGCGGACCCCTGCCTCGGCGTTCTGGCGAGTGGCCTGGGCGTTCTCCACCGTCCTCGTGGCGAGGGCGTGCATGGCGTTGCCCATGTTCTCGGAGGCGTCCGCCCCGAGGGTGACGTTGATCCCCCACTGGCGAAGCTGGGCGGTGTTGCGCGACGTCACAGCCTCAAGGACCTGTTGGGCCGAGACGGTGTTGGTGAGCTCACCCCCGACGGCGCGGATGGCCGGGAGGGCGTTGTTCGCCACGTTGGTGAACGTACGGATCTGCTCGGGGTTGAACCCCTGCTCGATCATCGTCCGCTGGGCGGTCAGGATGCCTTGGGCGGCGGCTCGGAGTTGGTTGAACCTCTCCTGAGCCGTGGCGGCGCCGTCGATCTGGGAGGCGATGTTGTTGTAGAGGGGGCCGAGCCGGGCCTGTACATCGTAGAGGGAGTTGAGGGTGCGAAGCTCCTCAGCCTGCTCCCGCTCCATCCGCGTAACCAGGGCTACGCCCCCCGCTAGGGCGGCAAGAGCGGCTCCCACAGGGCCGAGGGCGGGGAGGGCCTGGGCCCCCAGGTTGACGAGGCTCTGAGTGGCGCCGTCGGAGCCCCTGGTGAGCTCTCCCACCTCACCGGCAAGGGAGGAGAAGAGCCCGTTGAGGCTCCCCGCCATCGCCTGCCCGCCGCGGGTGAACAGGTTCTGGCTCTTCTGGGCCTGCTCAAAGCGGGCGTTGAGGGCCGTGTAGCGGGAGGCGAGGGTGTTGGTAGAGGCCGCGGCTTGCTGCGCCCCAGCCGCCATCGCGTTCGTCGCCTGGGCCCCGGAGGTGCCCGCCTTCTTGGCCTCCTTGCCGAGGGTCTCGAACGCCTCGGAGACCTCAGCGATCCCCTCCTTGGCCTTGGTGTTGTCGACCGATACCGGAATGACCAAGCCTTCACTCATGGCTCTCTCCCTTCTGGTCCCCTACGGGGGCGGCGCCCTTACCAAGGGCCTCCATCGCCAGGATGAAGGTGGCAGCGTCACACCGGGCGAAGGTCGCCAGGGCCTCCCCAGTGCGGACCTTGCCGGTGGCATCGAGGGAGTTGAATCGCACCATCTGGGCGATGCGCTTGGCGGCGGCGTCCGCGAGGGCGAAGTCCTCCACGAGGGCGTCAACCACGATCACCAAGGCGGCCCGCCTGGGCTCTGAGTTGTGCTTGGGCGAGCTCTCGCTCTCGGTCACGTTCTCGCTGTTCACTGTTGGCCCTCATCGCTTCCGCCCGGCTTCTCCGCAGGGCTACCAAGGCGTCCGTGTCTACCTTCGTCAACGGGCGCCCCAGAGTCGTCTCCAGGGGCACGTTCCACTCTGTCAAGGAAACCGCGTCCGTAACTTCCAACACCCACTCTGAGGAGCAAGCGGACCAAGGACACGTTGGAGGGAGATCCGCCCCGGTCAACCTACGGACCCTATCCAGGGCCTCCTCAAGATCCTCCCTGAGTTCCTCCTTGGGCTTGTGTCCTTTCATCGGACATCCCCAAGCCTCCGCCATCTCCTTGCCGATGTTGATCAGGTCATCCCTGCTACTGGCCCCCTCCTTGTCGTCAGGGGCTACAACCATCCTCTCGGCTTCTTCAATCTTGAGACAACCGCACACGGCCCGAGGGCCCCTCAGAGCGGGGCCATCAAGCCAAGGGGCAAGCCGAAAGGGGCGAGCGCCCTCGGGCCCGCCTCCGCACGATCAAGGATGACCTTCGCCACCTCACGGACCGCAGCCTCCCCGTACAGAGAGGCGACGTGCTCGATCCAGGTGTCCGTTGCCTCCGATGCCCCGCCCTGAGTCGTGACACCCCCGTGGTCCTTCGCCTCGTGCCTACGGCCCTCCTCATCCAGGAACGAGAGGCAACCGAGCTTGAAGGCCCGGTGGTCCCGCACGGCGCCGCCTACGTCCTTGACGAAGCGGTAGCCCGAGGGGGTGAGCGGAGACACCTCGAAGATCGAGGGGCGGGCGCCTTCCTTGAGAGCGAGCTCAGCGAAGGCTTCAGGGGACCGCTCCCGCTCGTAACGGCTCACCGCCTCGGGCTTGCAGTTCGCCAAGTCCAGAGCGGGGTCACACGTCGGCGGGTACACCGCGGGGAGGGTGCCGATGAGGATAATCTTGAGGGGGCGGGCGGGGTTGGGCATACCGTACTCCTACCCTCTTGGCGCTTATAGGCGGTTCACCGCGCACCAACCACCCCACAGGGTTTTACTGGAACACCCTCCCAACCCAGGGGTGGCCCGTGTTCCAGTAAAACCTCGGAGGTACTTCTATCAGGTTTTACTGGAACACCCTCCCAACCCCCCTGAGTCCGGGGAGTTGAGAGTGAGAGTGGGAGAGGGAGTGGGGATCAGCCGAAGGCGACCCGCTCCACGGCGGTGATCCGGTCGAGGTCATCGCCGGTCTCCGTCGTGACGGTCACCTTGGTGTCCTGGGTGCCATGGAGCATGAGCTCCATGTAGAGGCGCTCGCCCACCTTGACGGGCTTGGGGGGCGCAACGAGGCGGACCACCGGGTACTCCCAGATCCAGAAGGAGGCGGTGAGGCCCGTCCCGATCTTGTGGATGATGATCATCTGGTAGGCGCTACGGTTGGCGAAGCCCGTCTGCCAGTCCACGTTGTGGCGCGTCTGGAGCGTGATCACCGGCCCGCGAGGGCGCCCAGCGGTGTTGAGGACGTTGTTGACCGTCTCCACCCCGCCGCCATCACGGATCATCTCCCACTGGTTCGCGGAGTCCACCGAGATACCCCCCTCGCACACGAGGCGGGAGGCGCGGGCCGGTGCCTGGGCGAGGTACACCGAGGGGCGCCACACCCCGGGGCGGCCCATGGCGTCGTCGGCGGCGACGGTGGAGAGGGACTGAGCCGAAGGGCCCGTCCACTTCACACCCTGACCGTCGAAGGTCATCTTGGGGAGCTCGCCGTACTCAGGGAACTCGAAGCCCACGTTGCCGTGGACGCCGTTCACCGTCATCTGGGCGACGGTCGAGTTGGCGTACGCCTGCTGCACCGTGAAGGACTTGGTGTGTACCTCCTTGCGGCAGTAGTTGTACAGGTTCCGCACGATCGCCCCGGCCTGGGGGGTCGCGCTGAGGGCAAACTCACAGGTGAGGGTGTCCGTGGAGATGTGGAGGATCTTGGTCGGCTCCATCTCCCCCGCGATCTCCACCGCGATCCAGGTGCCGGGCTTGAAGTGGGCGCCTTCCGTCGCCCCCACGGTGAAGACCTGGGCGTTGCCCGCCGAGGCTACTGCCCCGCCCTCGTTGGCCGTCTCCAGGCCGTAGTGGTGGCGGAGGAGGATGCGCGGCGGGAGATCCGCGGGGGTCACCCCGAGGATCAACTGGTCGGTCACGGGGTTGCCCACCGCCTTGAGGTTGACCGAGAACTTCACCGGGGTCTCCAACTGGAGGCCGATGACGGGGTCGATGGCCGCGTTGCGGCTCGAACGCTCATCCTCGACGTCGAGCGCGGCCTGGGTTGGCTCGATGGCGATCTCAGTGCCCAGGGGGTAGACCCTGGACATGACGTTGGGGAAGGTCGAGGCAGGAGTAGTCCCGAAGGTGGACTCCTCCCCGAGGGTTGTCACTACGGTCCGGGACAGAAGATTCTCGTCAGCCATTGTCGTTACTCCACGGTGAACTTGGCCCTCTCAAGGGCGCTTGCCAGTTGTCCAGTCGCTACGCCGGGGGTCGACTGCCCCTCCCGTGCCTTGGCGGCGCGGGTGCCGGGCGTGTTTGTGACGTACTTTCCCGACCGTAGACGGACGGCGATAGCCCTTGTAAAGCCCTCTGCCGCCGCGGGGGCTACGTCCTTCAAGGTTTCACCCCCGACACTCCACGCATCCGTAGCCGCGGTGATCGAGGCCGTACGAATGTCCTCATCCATCGCCAAGAGGCCGGGGTTCGCCTTCTCCAGGAAGGTCAAGACCCCCTCGTTCGTCTCCCCGTCGGAGCGGGCCGGGAACACCGCCTTGACCCGCACGGGTGCGGTGATCACCTCAAGCTCCTCGGTGGCGGACTCAACGGCCTTGGTGATGCTCCTGGAGAGAGCCGCTTGGTCAATCTTCAACATCGCGCTCCCCCTATGCCCAGAGGCTCTCGGCGGTCACCGCAAGCTGCTCAACGAGGATCTCGCCCCGGAGGCGCCCGACGATGGACACGGCGGTAAAGGGCTCCACAACGATGGAGGATTGGTCAGGGACGTAGGCCATGCCCACCCCAGACCACATCGCGTCCAGCATGAACACCCGCTGGATCTCCAAGAGGTCACTGAGGGCCCGGTTGGAGGCGAGGGTGAGCCCTCCAAGGACCAGCCGCTTCGCGGAGGGTGCGAGGGTGTTGGGGAACTTCAACTCGTACTGAATCTGGAGGGTGAAGGCGAGGCGCCGTACCCAGGGCCCCCCGGCGCTCCCCTCAATGCCGTTGGCGTCCCAGGTAGCCGCCCTCCACACGATGTCGAACTTGCGGTCGACGGAGGCCCTAGCGGGCCCGCCCGGGTGGCGGGGGTTCTGGTCGGGGAGGAAGACCGGAGACTGTGCGAACACCCCCGCGGGGATGTACGGGCTAGCGGGGCTGGCCGGGTACACCCCGGTCAGGACCTCGACCATCCGATCCTCGATGTCCTGAACCGGAGTCGCCACGGCTTACCACCCTCTGCTCTCGTCGCTCAGAATCTCAGGCCCGGTCGAAACCGTGTCGGTGGAGATGGAGTGCACCCGTGAAGCCCAACTCTTGAGCTCCTTGACCACCGTCTCGTACTCCACGTTGTAGGCCGGGTTGCCGGTGGCATCCCGGAACTCGGGGCGCCTCGATGCGGCGTAGTAGGCGGCCACGAGGCCGACCCTCCGCTTCATCGAGGCCGTAAGGGCCCCAGCCGTAAGGGCCGCCCCGGCTGCAACGGCATACTCCTGAACGAAGTCAGAAGCCTCCTCCAGGACCGCGGTCACCACCAAGGGGTCGGCAACACCGTTCCCGTCGTCATCACAGAGATCAATGATCTTCTGTGCGCCGCCGATGATCGAAGCCCACTGTCCCTCGGTGATGAGCGCGCTCATGGGTTAGCCCGTCCTGCGGAAGATGCGGCGGGGGTTGCCCGCGGCCACCGTGTGACGAACCCGGGCGCCCCAGGTGTACACGTCGAGGTCGAACACACCGGGGTCCGCGGGGTTGAACCGGGTCGTGATCTCCACGTCCTGGCGAACCTGATAGATCAGGCCGCGGTCCTCGGGGTCCGTGGTGTCCAGGAGGTACCAAGCGGTGTCCGAACCGCCGTGGGCCGCCGAGAGGTAGGGGTTCACGACCACCGTGAACGCCCCGAGCCACACGTTGGACTCGTTGGAGTCCGTGCCCGTGCCGGAGTAGATGATCCGGTCGGCCCCGGCGATCTTGCGAGCCGTACCCTCCAGGGCGGGGGGCACCATGAGAACCTTCGGGTCCTCGTTGACCGGGTCGCCGTCAGCGCCCTTGACTTCGAGCATCGCAGCGCGGGCCGCGACCACGTTGGCGAGGGTCATCGCGCCGGTTGTGGTGTTGGAGTAGGTGGCGGTTGCCGGGTCGGTCGGGTTGACCTCGTGGCTCGCGCTGAACAGGGCCACACCGTCGAGGGCCGTGGTGTTGTTGATGAGCACCGAGCTCATCAGGCGGTCGGGGTGGCGGCGGAACTTGCCCGCGCCCGAGCGGAGGCGGCTCACGAGCTGGCGAACGGCGCCCGAGAGGTCGTCCTCCAGGTCGTCACGGCCCACCGCGTAGGTGAGCTCGAACTTCTTGTTGGCGACCCGAGCGGACTCGATCACGAGGCCGTTCTTGACGCGCTCACCCTCGGACCACTCGCGGATCTGGGCCGCGTCGATGGCCATGGGGTAGAGGTTCTCCCGCGAGTCCGAGGTCTGCCGGGTGGCGACCAGGGGCCAGAGGGGGTTGTAGGTCTCCTTGGCGTTGTACGCCGAGAGGAAGCCCGCACGGATGGTGCGGTCGACCGCCTGGAGGTCACTGGACTTGAGGATGGTAGCCATTTTGTTTCTCTTTCGGCTTGGTCCCTACGGGGATCAGGCGGCAGTGGTCGGGATCGCTCCCATGTGGTTGACAAAGCAGAGGCCCGTGTCGCCATCCGCGCCCCCGGTGATCAGGATGCCGAAAGCGTAGGAGCCCGCGAGGGCCTCCACGCCACCACCCGCCACGTTCACGGTGCCCGCAACGGCCTGCTTGGCGCGGCCCGAGGTCGCCTCAACGGCGATCTTCATGCCCTGGGTGAGGGTGTCCCCGAGGACGATGCGGGAGATCCCCGAGATGCGGACCCTGGCGACGGCCCCGTTGGCGGGCGCGTTCTGGAGGATGCCGAGGGGCTGCTCACCCGCCGTGGTCGCGGCGACCGCGGCGCCCGAGCCGTTGAGCTTCACCGGGTAGTGACGGAGGGCCGAGAGGTCCGCGCCCGCCAGGAGGAGCAAGTCCACCGAGCCGTCAGCGTTGGCGGGCTCCATGCCCACCGCCACGAGGACGCCGTTGGTGTCCACGCCGACCACGCGACCGAGGACCGGGCGGGTGCCGAGGGCGCTGGTACGGGCCGCGGTGGAGTCGTCCGCCGCGAAGCAGAGCTTGCCGATGTCGCCATCGGTGATCGCGTCCGTGGTGCCGCTGTTGGAGAAGTAGAAGTTGCCGATGAGGGGGACCGCCGTCAGGCTGAGGCCCGTGGTGTTGTTCACCCCGTCCTCGGCCACGCCCACCACCTGGAGGGTGGGGTCCGCGCTCGCGGGGACCAGGGTCCCCACGGAGTTGATGGCGACCGCCGAGCCCTTGTAGACGCGGGCGAGGGCCTGGAGGGGAATGGCGAAACCCCGGCTGAGAACCGGGCCGCCCTGCGAGGGGCGCTGGAAATCACGATCGAGAGCGGTCATGGTCTTTTGTCCTTTGTGTGAAATCCCAAGGCGGTTTCTAACAGCGGAGGGTTATAGGCGAAACACCGAGGTGCCCCGGTCTTCCGATATACCCCTCACCCTCACTCTTCCGAGGCCCCCTTGGGGGTCTTGTCGAGGGCCTTGAAGGACTCCTCGCTGATCCCGAAGCGGGCTGCGAACTGCTTCTCCAGGTCGCTCAGGCCCACACCGGGCGTGCGGGTGCGGACCGGGCCCCCGGTCTTGAGGCCGGGGAGGCGGGACAGGAGGCGGTCCAGGGCCGCGGGGACGAGGCCGTCGAGGTCGCCCATGAAGTCCTTGTCGGCCTCCATCGCGGGGGTGAGGGCGCCGCGGGTGCGGTGCGAGGCGAGGACGCTCTCCCGCTTGGCGCTGATCTCACGCGCCTCGAACTCCGCCACCCGGGCCGAGAGGGCCTCGACCTGGGCGGTGAGGTGGGGGAAGGCCGCGGCCTGCATACGGAGGGACATGGCCATCGGCTCCTTGTCCTTGCCCTTGGCATCCTCGTCCTTGGAGCCGCCCTTGTCCTCGGCCTCCACCTCGGGCTCCTTGGGCTCCTCGTTCGCCACCATCACGGCGAGGGCGCCGATGAGGGCCTCAAGGGCCTCCCGGCCCGTGGCGTGTTGCTCAGGGGTCGCCCCCTCTGCGAACATCTCCCGCAGGGCGGAGGCCTGGGCGAGGATGTCTTCATACATCGAAGTCTCCACCTTCTCGGCGGCGGGAGGGGTCATCTCCTCCATGGCCTCGGGCTCCTTGACCTCGGCCTCCTTGACCTCGGCCTCGGTGCTCAGCTTCTTCTTGGTCTTCATCGTCTTGGCGTCCTTCTTGTCGGCCTGCGAGGCAGGCACCAGGGGGGTCAGGTTGTAGGTTGCGGGGATGTTGGTCAGGGCCACGTTGATGAACTTCACAACGCGCCCCTCCTTATCCACCTCGAAGAAGGGGGAGATGTAGCGGTACTCCTTGGCAGCGATGTAGGCTGTGGCCCGCTTGGTCCAACGGACCTCCGTGGCCCAGAGTTCCCCGTCCCTCAAGGCGGGACGAAACCACCCCGCCGCGATCCCGGCTTGGGCGGGATCAAGGGGAGAGGGGTCAACCATCGCGTGACCGTAGTCCACGGCGAAGTCGTTGCCCCAGTCGGCAACCGCCTCGGGGACGGACTTGCACGAAACCTCATCGAAGAGGAACACGCCCTTGGTCGTCTCGTTCGAGCCGGACCGGAAGAGCCGGAACTCCTTGGGCGGGTCGACTCCCTCCAAGGGGATTTCCAAGGCTGTTTGGATCGTGCGATTCATCCCTGCTTCTCCTCGGCCTTGAGCTTGGCGGCCTTTGACTCGGCCCAATCCCGTCCCGGGTCGCCACCCCACAAGAGCCAAGCAACATAACCAGGGGCGCTATAGTCATTCCACCGGGCCGGGCGTTGCTCCCCGTGACGGGCGAACCAACCCGCCATCTCAAGGACGTGCTCTGGGGTCAGGTTCTCCCGGCGGGCGATGCGACCGGCACGGGCTACCGTTTCGGGCTTCAACCCGTCTCCGCTCAGGCCCTTGCGGTGAAGCTCCAGGCCCCTACGGGCAGCGGAGGCCATTGCCTGGGTGGGACGGAGGTCCACCCCTCCTTGGTTGAGGGCGGCGTGGGTGGGCTCGCCTGGGGCCACTGTGGGGGGCTCGAAGCGGGGGATGCCCGCCTTCGCAGCCATCGCCTCAACGTCCACATTCACACCAAGGGTCTGCCACTCGCGGACGGCCTGAGCGGTGGCGATCTGGGCCTTGGCATCGGCCTCCCGGTCCCCCTCCCCCGAGGTGTCGATGATGAGGCGCTCCCTCTCACCACCCCGGTAGGTGGCGATGGGCTTGAGGACTTGCTCGTCAACACAAGCAGACCACGCCCTCACGTCCGCTTGGACCAGGGCATGAAGGATGTCCATACCCGTCCCGCTGGAGGCGTTCGTCCCCACCTTGTTGTTCTGGCTGGTCAGATCCTGACCAAGGAGGGCGAGGCGGATCTTGCCGCCACCCGTGGTCATGAGCCACTGGAAGATCTGGTAGGCATCACTCTTGGCCTCCAGGATCTCCACATCGTAGCTCTCCTCGGGGGTGGCACCCTGGGGACAGGGGATGACCCCCCCGCGCCCGATGTTGCGGAGCTTGGAGGCAAACGCCTTGCCGTCAGGCGTTTGGCGAGCCCCCGCGGGGAGGTTCGCCTTCCAGATCCCCTGACCCATGACCTCGGACCTACGGCGCCCGTCACTGGCCGTCTGGGAGCTCGACAGGTACCACTCCGCGATGCTCTGGATGGCGCCCCAGCCCCAGGGTGCCCGGTCGCTCCGGGGGGTGTACAGAACCCACTGGCCATCACCGGGGGTGATGTAGACCCACCCCTGGTCCGTGCTGACCTTCCAGCGCCCGCTCCACCGCTCGAACTCCACCGCCGAGGGGTGGACCGAGAAGAGCTTGGGCTTGAGGAAGCCGGGGTTTTCAGGGTCGTGGTCCCACACCAGTTGGCCCAGGCCGAAGCCCACCAAGATGCCGTCGGTCCACAGGTCCATCGCCGTGCCGGGAGAGCACACCTCAAACCAGGAGTCGTGAAGCTCAGAGGGCACACCTCCCGCCACGATGGACTGAGGGAACGAGGCGGTGATCAGGAGGCGCTGTTGAAGGGCTCCGAAGGCGTCCGCATCACGCGCCCGCACGAGGTCCGCGAGGAGGGAACTCCTCAAGAAGATGCCGTCCTCGTGCTCTCGCAGAAGGTTGCGGATCGCCTGGACCGACACCTCAGCGAGGGGCTCGTAGTCCGTCGGGGTGACTGGGGCTGATCCGGTGAGGGGGTTGAGCTCCCCCTCGACCTTGTAGAGCCCGGGGATTTCACTCGTCGCCATCTTGGTCCTCGTCCCACCCGTCGGTGCCGGAGTTTCTGAAGTTGATGCTGTAACCCTTGGGGGTTGGCACAGCGGTGAACACACCAGGGTCGGACGCCAAGGAGCGGGGGGCGTAGAACGTCAACAGACAAGCGTCCCCCCGGTCAGGGCTCCGCTTGATCCGCTTGCGGATCTCATCCTTGGACTCGACCCGGATACGGTTCATGGCATCGCAGTCGTAGGTGGGTGTGATGAGCTCTTGTACGAGACGGTCATCGTCAGGAATCCGACCTCCGAGCCTCAACCACTCCGCCATGAGGAAGTGAAGCTCCGCCCTCGTGTTGATGTAGGCGTTTCTCTTGGTGGCTGCCGAGGCGGTGTTGCACGCCACGGCCCGAACTGAGGGCATCCTACGCAAGGCGTCGTAGACCCCCGCTCCGATACCGTTCGAGTCGACAACGACGGGTGTCCCTGGGGGGCACCCCTTCATCACCTCCACGACTCGCAAGGCCGTATCCATCGAGTCTCCACCTTGGATCGGGACGAGCCGCGTGATGCGGTCGCCATACCGGAAGGCGGCAATAGTCTCATCACCGCCAAATCGTGCCACGTCCAAGCCCACCACCAAGTCCCCGGTCCCCTTGGGAAACTGCCCCTCCCCGAAGTGTGGGAGTTGGGCACGGGTCACCACCCCAAGGCCCATGACCGCGTTCGAGGCTTGCTCAGGGAACTCACCCCCGACCCGCACCTTGAAGAGTGGGGTCCCCACCCCCCACTCCACCGCCTTCTCCGCGATCCACTCCTTGGTGGCCAAGCCCGGGATAGGGTCAGCGAGGGCGGCTGCCTCCTCACTGGAGATCCTCAGGCACTTGTACAGGTCGCGCTTGGAGTGGTGGCTGGCGAAGAACTCCCCGCTCTGTTGGGTGGGGTTGCTCGCCAAAACCATGTTGGCGCCCCCCGCACGGTTGCCTTCAAGGGCCTCGAACACCTCGTCAGAGATGCCCGAAGCCTCATCGAGCAAGAACATCAGGTGGGCGCCACTCGTGCCAGCGGCCCTCTCCGGCTCCCTTGCGGTGAACCCGAAAATCTCCCGCCCATCGTCCCACTGGACACCCGCCTCAGGGGAGAGAGGGGGCTCAGGGCCAAGGTCGTAGCCGCGGGACTTGGCCCGGTGCCAGAGATCCTTGACCTCCCGCCACAGGATCTTCTTCACCTGACGGGATGAGGCCGAGCTCATCGCCACCCGGGCTCGTGGGCGGGTCTTGGGGTCCGAGGCGAACCACCATGCCAAGACCGCGAAGGACGTGCTCTTGCCCGTCTTGTGGCCCGAGGTGACACTCACCCTCGGGTGGTCCTTGGCAGCCCGGAGGAGGTCAGCTTGGCGGTGCCACACCCTCAGCCCGAACACCTCCGTGGCGAACACCACAGGGTCAGCAAGGGCGCCCTGGGACGGCGTCCGGGGTCCGGTGGCCGCCTCAGATAGCCGCCTCTCCCGCTCCAACAGCAAGGCCAGAAGGGCCTGCTTGGCGCCACGGTCGAGGGGTAGCGGGGTGGCGTTCACCCCTCGCCATCCGTCGTCATCAACAGCCGACCAAGCTCACGGTCCAACTCATCGTCGGACAACGAGGTGATGCGAGCGTCAAGGGACACCGCGGCGGGGGCGTGGGTGCCCCGCATCTTGGACTCAGCCGTCCGCACCGCGGAGACAACCTTGGCCGTGTCGTTGATGGCCGTGGCCACCTGGACCTTCTCCCCGATGGTCTTGGCCGTCTTGCGGGTCTTGGAGAGCTCATCGAGGTTGGCGCCGAGCTCCTCAGCCGCCTTCACAGCGGCATCCTCAAGGAGCCGCACCAGCACCGTCTCCCTCACCGCGGGGGCGAGGCGCCGGATGGCCCAGTAGGCCATAGCCGGTGTGCACCCCGCTGCCTTGGCGGCCTCCGCGTAGGAGCCTGTGGCAAGAAACACCTCACCGACCTTGGCCACCGCAGCGGCGTCCATCTCAACGTAGGTCTTGTTCCTTGGTGCGCGGGGGCGTGAAGGCATAACAACTCCTACTAATACCGCCGCAATAGGCTCATTATCGCAGGACTTGGGTAAAAGGCACCTCTCGCCTCAAACACACAGCGGAACGGGGATTACCTCAATGGCCACAAAGCAAGCATTCTGGCGACACGGCACCCCCGCCAAGACCCCAAAGGGGGACATGCCCGTCGCCTTGCGGGTGCGCCTCCTGGTGTTGTCCGTCGTTCGTGACGTGCCCGGTGTGGGCTACCCCTACTCCCTGGTAGCCGAAGCGGTTGGACTCCCCCTCGACTACTTCCGGGTGATGGCGTGGCTCCCTTGTGACCAGGAGCGGGAGGCGTGGGCTTGGATGGCCCTAGACGCCTTCGAGGTGGGCTTTGGGGAGGCCGTTGGGTCGTACCTACGGGATGGTGGGGACATGCCCCCTACGGGGCTGTGGGATGCCCCTGTGCGGGCGCTGGTAGGGCGGGACGAGGCGCGTGACTGGGACCGCTTGTGGCTCCCCCTGGGCTGGGCTGGTGTGGACTACGAGGGTCGGGGTCTTGACGCCAAGGGCAAGGACATCCTTGCCCAGGCAGCCGCCACCGTGCGGTGGCCCAAGGGTTAGGGTTTCAGCACCCGGTCCAAGGCGGCGTCCAGGTGGGCTTGTGCCTTGGCCACTTTCTTGGCGTCCCGTTGTGTGGGGGCTTGTGCCTCCAGGGCGGCGAGGGCATTGAGGGCATCGAGGAGAGTCGGGGTCTTCATCAGTGTCAGTTCCCTTGGGCGAATCCCAGGTGATTGTCCTGGGCGGTGACGATGGACAATGGGACGGGGATGGGTGTGCGCCCGACGATGACGCGGGGGTTGAGGTTGGTCACCCGGTAGGCGTGGGTGTACCCGTCCCGGACTTGGGCTGGGTCCAGGTGCAGGGGCTCCCCGATCTCGACGAACCTCATCCCCCGAGAAACCTGGATGATTGACCACGGGGGCAGTGCGGCGCGAGAGAACACAAACGCGCCGCGGCCCCCCCGCTTGTCGATGAACAGCCATGAACTCCGGTCCACCACCCGGTAGCCGTATGCCACCCCCTTGGGGAGTTGGTCTTGGGGCACGGGCTCACCGATCTCCGTAAGGGATGTGTCACCCCCGCGCACCGGCACCTCGACCTTGGCACCAAAAGTCAGCGGCATGTTGGAGGCCACGAACCACTGACCCTCTTCTGTGCGGCGAAAACCAGTCCTGAGCTTCCTGGGCTTATTCATGGTGTCACTCCGTTACGCCGCGATGAGGGCATCAAGAAGGGCCTCGAAGTCCGCCACCCGTGTGGCGAGGCGTGCGGAGGTGTGGTGGGCCACCAGTGCCCGCTCCTCGGGGGTGTAGGCAGCGGGCTGAGGTTCCTTGGACAGTTTTGCCTGGAGGGTGTCCAGCGTGTGGATGTCCGTTACGGGTGCCGAGATGGTCGACCCCTCGGGGTCCACCCTGGTGACATCCTTCGGGAGTACCTCTGCCAGTACCTTCTTGGATTCTTCCACGTCCTTGGCGACCTTGACCACCTGGACGAAACACGCCCCTGATGCGATCTTGGCGATGACCTCGGGCGCCAAGGTGAGGTTGTGGGAGCTTGTGATTTCACCCGTCACCGCGGGTGTTACCTCGGTGGTCACCATCTCGCCCGTCACGAGGTCTTCCATCGTGATGGACGAAGGGGTGATGTAGTAGGTGGCGGTGAAGAGGTCCCACACCCGGGACTCCAGGTTGGGCTGCTCGATGAGATCAACCCGGTGCTTCACGTTCAGCAAGTTGTGCGTGGTCAGCACCATGGTGTGGTCCGCGCCCTCGGGACGAAACGTCACGTAGCAGTGGTCCCCGTAGTCGGGGTCCACCCCCGCCGTGGGGTTGATGATGGCCTCGTAGGCGTCTTGCATCCCACTGGGCCATGCACGGGCTCCCGTGAGGTAGTTGTGCAGGCATTGGGGGGACACACCCAGCCTCTGGGCAACTTCCTTCTTGGTGATCTTCAGGGGTGTGGGTGTGGTGGCCCGCCGCATCTTGAGGACGAGGGCATCGAGCTCGTCGTTGGGGACCGTGTGCAAGTAGGTGTGGGGGCGCCCACCGAGGTTGCACCCGGTGATCTCTCCCTTGGTGTTCGTCACCGGACCCCGGAGAACCGCTGCCATCTTGCGGGACAGTGCCAAGGGTCCACAGTTGGCGCAGTGCAGGGCGCCACACGTCCGTTGGTGCAGCACGAGCTCCTTGGCTCGAACGTCGTACGACCCCGTACGACACCCGCAGGACTTGCCCTTCACCTTGGTGATGCCCTTGGATGCCCAGTGTGCCCTGAACTTCGGGAGGAGTACCTTCTTGGCGAAGGTCATCACCCCGAGGTTGGCCTCACGGAGGGAGGGGTTGAGGTCTTCCGCCGCCAGGGTCACCTTGTCCAGCTTGGCCTGGAATGCCGGGGATGAAGCGAGGAGGTTCTCGATGTCCTTCTCGCGCTTGGCGCCCGCAGCGTGGGCAGCCTGGGCCTCCTGGTAGTCCTCCTCCTGGCGTGCCGTCCTGGGTGCCCCAGTAGGTGCGGGTGTCGTCACCTCCCCTACTTCGTCGGGGGTGGTGCCCACGGGGGTGACACCCGCCGGGAGGGAATCCTCCGCGTGGTGGTAGCTCTTGCCCGTCTTGAAGCTGTGGAGCCACACCTTCCCACCGGGGCTGTGGTGAAGGATGCAAGAGCTACCCTGAAGGATGCCGTCCCCCTTGGCGCGGGCCTCGAACGGGAAACCGATGGAGACTTCGCACCCCGGTGCGAGGTTCTGGTAGGCCCAGTCAAGGAGGGTGAGCTCAGTGCCCTCGACCATGACCGCGGTGAAGTCTTGCTCGATCCAGTTGGCGTTGGAGCCTGTGAAACCGCCCCTGGAGGGGCGGGACTTGTTGGCTGCCAGCGGGGCTGGGAGGGTGAGCCCACGGGCCGTGGCGAACGCTTCCATGGCCGTGATGGCGTAGTCCGCATTGTACAGGGTCGGGGTGGTCCGCAGGACCGTCTGGATGCGCTTCATGCCCCGGGCGGTGCCACGGTGTGCTGCCTCGTGGCCGATGGCCCCAGGGAGGCGCATGAGGCGGTCAGGGTTGGTGAGGCTGGTGTCACCCCCGTGGGTGAGGGCGAGGAGCTCCTGGACCCGAAGCCACTTGGCGAAGGTGTCAGCGTAGATGGCCAAGAAGCCGTGGATGGACTTGCCGGGCTGCACCATGGTGGGGTCCACCCCCGCTGCCAGGATGGACTCGGGGCGGGTGTCCCCGCTCAGGGCCACCACCGTGAACTTGAGTCCTGTCTCGGCCTCAAAGTCGTCCAGCCGTTGACACTGGGTGGCGAGGTCTACGTCGTCGATCTCCACGAAGCACACCACGTAGGCCGCAACGTCATTGGCCGTGAGCCCATACCGGCTTTTGAGGGCGTACCCATTGGTCTTCCGGTAGGCCCGCTGGACGGCATCCCCCCGGTAGGGATTCCAGCACACGTACTCCCCGACCGGGATCTTCTTGGCCTTCTTCCCTGCGGGGATTGCACCCGCCCAGACGAACAGGTCACACGACCCGTCCACCAGGGACGAGTAGCGGTGGGTGATGCGGTCCACGTAGCCAGGGAGGCCCGCCATCAACAGATGGACGGTTTCGTTCGTGCGACCCTTGGTGAAGAAAACCGTTTCCAGGGTGTCTGCCACCTTTGGCGTAACCAAGGACTCGGTAGGGGCGTTATAGTCTGTCGTTACGAGATTCATCGAGGACTGCTCTTCCTTGGTGAGTCAGATGCCTCGGAGGTGTGGTGACCTTCGGGGCATCGCCCTTTGGGGGCTCTGGGGTTTGGGCCGTGTGCCCGTCCTACTACTAGGGGGTCGGCTATCAACCACCTAACGGGACAAACGGAAGGTGGGGTTACGGGGGGTGGTAATTTTCGTGATCGTTTTCAGGCCAACTAAGAGAAGAGGGAGAGGGAGAGGGGGACATGGCCCGAAAACGATCACGAAAATTACCACCCCCATCGAAACCCCATGAATCCGGGGGTTTGAGAAAAAACCCTCCGTCCAGGGGTCAGCGGGTGGAGGCGAAGGAGAGGGTCAGAAGGCAGAACGGGACGATGATCCCAACCTCGGCCATGAGGATGAGGTGGATGATGGTCCCCCAGGTGATGGTGTTTGTGGTGTTGGTGTCGGTGGTCATGGTCGTCTCCCTTACTCCTACTTGGAAGGCCCTACAGCCCAAGTAGTGGACCTCCGCTCAATACTTGGGCTGTGGCGTCCCCTTGGCATGAGCGCCAAAGTCCACGGAGAGTCCAAGCCACCCACCACCGAGTATCGAGCCTGGAAAGCCATGCGCGACCGTTGCCGCGACCCAGAGCACCAGTCGGCACAGTATTACGCTGCGAGGGGCATCCAGGTCGACGGGAGGTGGGCGACATACGGGAACTTCTTGGGGGACATGGGCCGCAAGCCCACCCCCAAGCACTCCATCGACCGCATCGACAACGACAAGGGTTACGGCCCCGATAACTGCCGGTGGGCCACCCCTGAGGAACAGTCCCGCAACCGCAGTAGCGTCCGCAAGATCACCATCGACGGCAAGACGGCCACGGTGCGCGAATGGTGCGCGGTCTATGGGGTCAACCCCGGCGCGGCCATGGCCCGCATCTATCGAGGGATGTCCCCCGAGGCCGCCGTGTCCACACCAATGAGGCGCAAGGCGTAAAGGAGGTGACGACTCCCTTGCCTCGCGCTCCGGCGCAGGCGAGGGAGTCGTCACTCCGCCCGGAGTCGATGCCCCCCACGCGGGGGAGATGGCTGCCTACGCCTTCTGGGAGCGGCTCACCCTGGACGGCGATGAGTAGGGGGTCACCAGCGCCCCACACCGCCCCTAGCGGCGCCCCCTTCAAGCGAAGGGCACCCCTGTGTAGCCAGCCCGTGCCAAGGCAAGGAAGGGGGCGTCACCCGGATCACCGTGCCCCCGGTCGGGGGTCTGATTTCGGTTCTAGTCGTGGGCCACAGACACCCGACCATGCTATAATCCATTGATGAAAACAGCACGGGATCTCACGGGCTTTCGGCAAGGGAAGCTGGTGGTTGTGGGCCGTTCCCCTATCAAGCATCGAAAGGTGATTTGGTCGTGTAGATGCGACTGTGGACGGCTGGTCGACGTGCGCGCAGACGAACTGCGGGCGGGACAGAGGTCGTGTGGTTGTGCACGGGCATCATTCATCGCCGCAGCGAAGCGGAAGCACGGCGAATCCCGAACGGGGGCAACGCCGGAGTACAGGACGTGGAAGGCACTTCGAGAGCGGTGCCGAAACCCCAAGCACTCGATGTTTGCCTACTACGGCGGGCGGGGGATCCGGGTCTGTGAGAGGTGGGAGGACTTCACGGTGTTCCTTGCGGACATGGGCCGTAAACCGTCAACCCGACACTCCATCGACAGGATCGACAACGATGGGGACTATGAGCCCAACAACTGCCGTTGGGCCTCGGCGGAGGAGCAGAGCCGCAACCGCCGCAACGTCTACGCGATCACCATTGATGGCAAGACGGCATCTCTGTCTGAGTGGTGCTTGCTCTATGGGACAAACCCGCCCGCGGCTTTGGCCCGAATCTATCGCGGAATGTCACCTGAGGCTGCCGTATCAACCCCCTTGCACCGCCGATAGAAACGCCCGCGGTTACGGAAACGGGACCCCTTGGAACCCCGCTGCCCCCAGGGCATGGAAAGGAGCATCGCCAGGGTCTCCATGCCCTCGGTTATGGGACTGATTTCGGTGGCCAAAGCAGCCGGGGAAGATGGCCTTGGGCTTCGCGATGGCAGGGATGACCCCACCGTGGGGGAGCCCCGTGGCGGCTCGTACGGGGTACCTACGGGGGAGGCCGAAGCCGTCGCATAGGTGGGTCACCAGGGCCACGAGGGCGCCCATCTGGGGCTCGTACAGGGCCCCCTCGGGCCCCTGGCAGAGCTCAACCCCCACGGTCCAAGAGTTGACGCCGCCAGCGTGCCAGCACATCCACCGGGCGGGGTCCGCCGACTGCACAATCGTGCCATCGGTGTCAACCGTGTAATGCCAAGAAACCTCCCGCTTGGTGCGGGCTTGGTAGCGGGCGAAGTGTTCAGCGCGGGTGGAGGGGTGCGCCCCGGCGAGCACAGCGGGCTGCCTGGGCTGGCCTGTGACGGTGTGGATCACCACCCCCCGGACGTAGTGGGCGGCCCGTGCCTGCCCCTTCAGCACCTTCGGAACTTCGGGGTCGTTGACGTAACACTTCGTCTCGAACCCTGGCAGTTCTACCAACTTCTTGTCGAATACCAAGCTCATCTTATCCCCTCGACTATGAGGAGATTTTACCCTTGATGTCGCGCGCATTGGCTTCGAGCCAATCAATGGCGAGGCGACACACGCGGATGTTTGGGATGCCTCCCTTCTCCATCGTCTTGTAGTGGGAGACAAGGGTGGCCTCGGCCACGACCACACCCACCCCTGCGAGGGCGTAGTGGCGACGGAGCGAGTCCGCGATGGAGTTGATGGGGCGGAGGGTGCCCCCAAGCCACGTACGTACCGCCTCGGTGACGGCGTAGGCATCGCCCTCGACGTGTCCGACGTACTCAGCCCCGTCCCCTCCCGCGATGGACGCCAAGAAGAGCACCGTGTGGGTGGTGATCTTCGGGTACCACCCCATATCCACCCCGCGGACGAACTGGTGAACGTGAAGGGCCTCGTGAGGGAGGGTGTGGATGCGTTGCAGGGCCCCGGCAGGAGCCCGCCAAGCACGGGGGAGCGCGATGACCCGCCCGATGGTGGTGCCGAAGTTACTGAGGTACTCATCCCCCGTCGGGAGCCCCAGGGCGGGCACGTCGATGGACAGCCAAGCACCCACACCCCGCGCAAGGTCGACCGTCAGGGATGCCTTGTCGAAGGCATCCGCGATCCCCTGGTGAAGGGCACTGGCCTCCTTGGTGACGACCGTGCAACCCACCTGGGCACAGAGGTATGCCTCCAGCCCGTCAGCCACTTCAACAAGGCGATCTTGGTGGATCATCGTCCACCCCGCTCATCAAGGGCCCGACGAACGATCCCCACCACCACACGAAGGTGGTCGTGTACGTCCGCAAGGTGGCGAGAAACGAGGTGCGCCTCCTCGGGTGTGAGGGCGGGGGAGTAGTGGCGCACAAGGGCTTGGACGGTTTCAGAGTTCAATGGGGTGCCTCGCATGAGGCTACCCCCGCATCGTCCAGGGCACAGACGCGCCCCTGGGCGGTGCAGGGCTCGTCCCCAATCGGGGTGAGCTCGCGGCTGGGGGCACAGTAGTAGGGGTGCTCCCGAACACAGGAGTAGACACCGGGCGTCTCACACCGGAGGCGTTCCCATTGGGGGCAACCGCTCACGGCGGCGGAGACGGCGAGGACGATGAAGAATGTCACCAACCCGCTGGTGACGACCGTGAGGAGTTGCACCACGGTCCCCAAGAGGGCGGAGGTAGCGATTCTCCGAGGGCTCACTTCTCGCCCCCGGCCTTGATGTCACGAAGGGCCCCAAGGGCGTTGTCCCGCTCCTCGATGAATACGCTCTCGCCCCCCTTTGGCGCCTCCGAGGGCAGGAAGAGCCCTTGACCCCCACGGCGGAGGATGCGGTTGAACGCGCCGGGGACGTTGTTGGCAAGGTCCGCAAGCACGTCCAACCACAAAACCAACTTGTTACGGGGCATAGGTACGCCGTTGACCCTCTCGTACGAGACCCTCACCGCCGCCCAGATGTGGGCGTATACGAAGAGAGCCCCCAAACCAGCAAGGACCGGGTGGGACCAATCGGAGAGGAGCCACTGATAGATTTCGTGCAGGCTCATCACTCACCCTACTTTCCCTTGCGATCGTCGCAATCCCGCTCGTGTCGATCGGCCACGAGCGCGAGCTTGAGAGTGAGTTCGTGTACCGTCTCGGTGAGTTTGTGGATCTCGACCTTGAGATCCTTGATCTCGTCCCCCTGGATCCGCAACTGCTCCCGAAACGTGCCCCACGTCACGCCCCCGGTGATGAGGGCGGTGACGGCGGTGAGGAGCAGACCTAGAAGGCCCAGGATGACGGGGGAGATGGTCATCCGATCACCGCCGTCGTGGGCGCGAGGGTCATGCCGGGGCCCCCAGGAGCGAGCGCACAGCGATGCCGTCAAAGGTGCAGGTGTAGGGGTCGCCGTCGTGGTCGGGCGGGGTCACAGCTGCCCGCTCCACGACGTGCGGATGTCCAGCACGTCTACCGTCCACGTCG